TCAGTAATAGTAATTGGTGATGATATTGATTTGTACTCTCCTCTATCAAACCATCCTCCAGCAGACACACTAAAGTTACCACCAGATTGAGATACATCTAACCCATGTGCTACAAAAGAACCGGCTGCCTGTTGATTTAACGCATTCAAAATACCTGTATGAATACTATCTGTACCGTCAACCAAACCTGTTGGACTGCTTGCTGTTCCCAATGTACTGATACCGTCTGTTCTTGTCGCCATTATTCCACCTCAATCCTAAGAGTAAATGTAATTGATTCTGATGCAGTTAGTGGCCCTACGTCATCAAATACAATACGGGAAAGCATATTACCACCAGTTGCAGCATCAAATATTCCTATCTCTGAAATAGTGTTTGATGATATATCTGCTCCTGTATATGTTACAGTATAAACTAATGTGTTACCTACTAAATCTGGAGTTGCTGTTTTTGCTGCACCTACTTGATTATCCAATGTAGTCTGTGAGGGTGATGTACTATCCCCTCCATTACCTACTCTTATGTGAACAAACTTTGTAGTCCCGTTACTTTGTAGTCCCGTTATTAACTGAGCAACCCTCTTTTTTCCTTGTGTAACAATCATAGGTTAACCTCCGTTATTGTTACCGTTTCCTGTGGTAGTTCTATTATTGTTGTAATACTAATCAAAGCCAAGTAAAGTCCCTCCTGTTGTTGATGATAAAGCGTGATGTAAACTCTTCTCCTTTGGTGCTATGTTGTCTATTAACATCTTACCTGTCAATGTTTTATTTATCTTTCTAGTAAACAGTCCTGTGAACCCCTTGTCTTGGTTCAGGGCTATCTCAGTAAGACGTTCTGCGATTGTTTTATTAAACGTACCGACTGTAATCTTGGATATGGTTGACATAATATTCTCTATCTCAAACACGATATAGTCATCAGCAGGTATGTTATGGTTAGGGAAGTTTAGGGTTATCACATCTCCTGCCTTCATTAACTCAAATCCTGTTCTTTCTAATGTTAACTCTATTTTTCTAAACCCTGATTGGTGTATTTCTAATAAATTATGTGCCTTTACCCTTGCTTCCTCTGCGTTTTTGATGTTAATATCCAAATGTTTTATTGTTCTATTTATCTTACTAGGCGTTTCTACTTC